TCCACATAGTGAACAACAGGCCAAACAGGCCGAGACCAAACCAGAAATCTACGACAGCGTGTTTGAATGGTACACATCAGGCCCCCGGCAGCGCGTACAGCCCGGCGCGGCCATCGTCATCGTCATGACACGTTGGTCGAAGCGCGACTTGACCGGCAGGGTACTCAAGGCGGCGGCGGAGAACCAGACCGGCGAAGAGTGGGAGGTCATCGAACTTCCCGCGATCTTGCCGAGCGGCAAACCGATCTGGCCCGAATACTGGCCCGAAGCGGAAATCCTCGCCATCAAAGAGGAACTGCCGATCCCGAAGTGGATGGCGCAGTACCAGCAGACGCCAACAGCCGAAGAGGGCGCATTGGTCAAACGCGACTGGTGGAAACGGTGGGAACACCGCGAACCCCCGCAGGTAGAATTTATTATCCAATCATGGGATACGGCGTTCGAGAAGAACCAGCGGGCGGATTACAGCGCCTGTACGACGTGGGGTGTATTCAGCCACGAACACCCCGAAACTGGTAAATTCATGCCCAACTTAATATTGCTCGACGCATATAGAAAGCGTATGGAGTTCCCTGAGTTGAAGAAGCTGGCCAAGGAGATGTATCTCAAGTGGGAACCTGAAGCCCTCATCGTTGAGAAACGCGCCAGCGGATCGCCATTGATTTATGAGTTGCGCGAGATGGGTATACCCGTCTCGGAATTTACGCCAAGCCGGGGCAACGACAAGATCGCTCGTGTCAACGCCGTGTCGGATTTATTCGCCAGTGGCGTTATTTGGGCACCGGAACACCGCTGGGCCGATGAGGTCATTGAGGAGTTTGCCGAGTTCCCGGCGGGCGAACACGACGATTACGTGGATAGTTCCACACAGGCGTTGCTGAGATACAGGCAAGGCGGGTTCATCCAGACAACACAGGACGAGGAGGAAGACGACATACAGGACCTTCCTCTGAAATCATATGAATATTATTAGGGGGCGTCATGGCCGTAGATAAAGCACTCATCCCGTCTGATCTGGACGTTGAAGGTTCAGGCGACATTGAAGTTGAACTGGCGGCGGAGGAGATGGACCTCGAACTGGCCGAGGAGACCGAGGATGAAGACGGTGGCGTCGTCATTGACTTTGACCCAGAGGCCACCCAGCAGGAAGAGACCGCACACGGCGACAACTTGGCCGAACTGATCGATGACATGGTCCTGACCGGCATGGCCAGTGACCTCGTCCAAGCATACAAGGACGACAAGGAAACCAGAGAGCCGTGGGAGAAGGCGTATATTAAGGGTATTTCCCTACTGGGGCTGCAAATTGAGAGCCGCAGTCAGCCGTGGGCTGGCGCGAGTGGCGTCTTCCACCCGATCCTGACGGAGGCCGTGGTCAAGTTCCAAGCCGATGCCATGACCGAGACCTTCCCGGCGGCGGGGCCGGTCTTGGCGCGGGTAATCGGTAAGGCTGACCGGGAACGCGACAAGCAGATGAAGCGTGTGCAGGATGATATGAACTACCAATGCACCGAAATCATGACCGAGTACCGGGGTGAACACGAACAGGCGCTCTTCCATCTAGCTATTGCCGGGTCAATCTTCAAAAAGGTCTATCTCGACCCGAATTTTGGCCGTCAGACCTCCAAGTTCGTCATGGCGGACGATTTTGTCGTCGCCTACGGCACCACAGACCTTAATTCGTGCCCCCGTATGACCCACGTCATGAAGATAACGCCCAACGACCTTAAAAAAGCCCAACGTGCGGGCCAATACCGTGAAATCGACGTGCCTGAACCCACCACCGAGTATACCGACGTGGAGGAGAAAGAGGCCAAAGCGTCAGGAGAGGCCCCGAAGGCCGAAAAAGATGACCGTAACACGCTCTTGGAGATGCACGTCGAGTATGATATTGAAGGCTTCGAGGACATGGACGAGAATGGCGAACCCACCGGGGTCGCCGTGCCATATATCGTGACAATCGATAAATCCAGCGACATCGTGCTGGGTGTTTATAGGAACTGGGAAGAAAGTGATGAACTCAAGAAGAAGAACGAGTTCTTCATTCACTACCCTTACCTTCCGGGACTTGGGTTTTATGGTATTGGTCTGGTTCATCTTCTCGGTGGCATTGCCAAGTCTGCTACTTCTATTCTTCGTCAGTTGGTGGACGCAGGGACGCTTTCTAACCTTCCTGCTGGACTGAAATCCCGTGGATTGCGGATCAAGGGCGACGACAGCCCTTTGAGACCCGGCGAATTCCGCGATGTGGACGTACCGGGCGGCGCGATCAAGGACAACATCACCTTCGTGCCCTATAAAGAGCCGTCGAGCGTCCTCCACGCCCTTTTAGGCCAGATTGTCGAAGAGGGGCGCAATATCGCCTCCATTGCCGACCTCAAGATCAGCGATATGAACTCTCAAGCCCCAGTTGGCACCACGTTGGCCATTCTGGAGCGCGGTATGAAGGTCATGACCGGCGTCCACGCCCGAATTCACGCCGCCATGCGCCGTGAGTTTAAATTGATCGCCAATCTCGTCCGGGACCATGCCCCCGCCCAATATGAGTATGAAGTTGAGGAAGGGGCGACACGGGCGAAAGATTATGATGGCCGGATTGACATTCTACCGGTATCCAACCCCAACGCCTCGACCATGGCGCACCGGATCATGCAGCACCAAGCTGTGATGCAGATGGCGCAGTCAGCGCCGCACATCTACGACCAGAAGGAACTGCACCGGCAGATGATCGATGTCATGGGGATTGAGAACGCCGACAAGATCATCCCGATGGAAGACGAAATGAAGCCGATGGACCCGGTGGCCGAGAATATGGCGATTATGACCGGTAAACCGGTCAAGGCGCACCCCCATCAGGACCACACCAGCCACATCAAGGTACACATGGCGGCGTCTGAGGACCCCAAAATACAAGCGGTCCTCAGTAAGTCTCCTGCGGTCAAAGCAATAGCGGCGGCGGGAGCGGCTCACCTTCAAGAGCATGTGGCGCACCAGTACCGTCGTGAGATTGAGAAACAGTTGGGCGTACCGATGCCAGAGTTCGATGCGGACCTTCCGGCGGATGCCGAGGTCCAGTTGTCCAAGCTGGTGGCTGACGCCGCTGACAAACTCCTCAAGAAGGATATTGCCGAGGCACAGGCCCAGAAGAACGCTCAAGCCCAGAACGATCCGGTCCTTCAGATACAGAAGGCCGAGATGGAGACCAAAGCCAACGAGGTCCAGCGCAAGAGCATGGCCGACAAACTGCGGGCGATGCTGGGCAAAGAGCAGATCGCCTCCAAAGAGAAGATCGCTGGTATGGAGATGGGGATGAAGCAGCAACAGCAGCAGATCGACAATCTGATGGAAATCCAGAAGCTGATGACCGAAGAGGCACGGGTCAAGTCGCAGGAAGACCAAGCTGGAGCGCGTATGGGCGTCGATGTCGCCCTTGGCGTCGAGGACGACAAGATCGAACGCGAAAGGATCGCGTCGCAGGAGAAGATCGCTGGTCTGCGGGGTGGCATCGATATCGCCCGCGCCGACATGCAAGCCCAAACGTCCGAGCATCAGACCGATGCACAGGCCGAAACGTCCGGACATCAGACCGACACACAGGCGGAAACCTCCCGTTTTCAAGCCTTGGCCCAGTTGGCCGGGAAAGCGATGGACGGCCTACGTGGTAAATCCGGAAATGAACAAAAGACGCCCGAAGATAAATAAAACTATTGAAAGTTTGAACATTGACCGATAATATTCTAAACACAATCAAGGATCGCATTCGTCGTAGTATGAATGAGACTGCGGATCACATCGACACCGGCGGGTGTTTAGCCGCTGGGGGTGCCACGGAAGTGGCGATGGAATACGCAAAGCAATGTGGCAAGGTTGAAGGTTTAGCGGTAGCCGAAAGGTGCATTTTAGATGTCCTTGAGGAGATCGAAGAGCAGGAGAAACTCGATAAATGAGTGGTTCAGCCGCCAAGATCAAAGAAATCAAGACCCCTGAGTTAGTTGGCTTCGACAAAGACGAAGCCACCGCAACTCAGCTACCCAGCCCCAAGGGCTGGCGTATGCTTATCGCCATACCGGATGTCGAGGATAGGACTTCCGGGGGTATCCTTAAAGCAGACAGCACTATGGACATTGAACGGACCTCCACTGTTATTGGACTGGTCTTGGAGATGGGCGACAGGTGCTACCAAGATAATGACCGGTTTGGCCCAGACGCCGAGCCGTGGTGCCAAAAGGGCGATTTCGTCCTAATCGGTGCCTACAAGGGGGTTCGGTTTACCGTCCATGGCAAGGAATTCCGCATTATTAACGACGACACGGTTCAGGCCGTTGTCCTCGACCCACGGGGGTACAGTAGAGCATAATGGCACCAGAACCAGCAGCGAAATTTGAAGAGCCTGACAATCTCCCTGAACCCGATGAGGGTGATGATGGCGGCGACGAGATTGAGATTGAAGTTCTTGATGACACCCCGGAAGAAGATATCCGGGATGCCGCCCGCCCCGCCGGGGATCGTGTTGATGTTGATAGCGATGAATTCGAGCAGGAAGTTCAAAATTACTCGGAGAATGCTCAGAAGCGCATCAAAGCGGTCAAGTTTGAGTTCCACGAAGAGCGCCGGGCCAAAGAGGCCGCAGTGCGCCAAACTGAAGAGGCGGTTCGATACGCCGAACAGGTGGCTGGCGATAACCAGAACCTCAAGCAGAGCCTTGAAAGCTCCAACGCAGTATTGCTTGAGCAATACGGAGAGCGGACGGACGCCCAGCTTGAGGTAGCCCGCGCCGAATTCAAAGAAGCCTACGAGGGTGGCGACACCGATAAACTCCTTGAGGCTCAAGAGAAACTCACCAAGGTGCAAGCCGAGCAGTTCGCCCGCCCCCGCGCACCGGCGAAACAACCGGTATCAGGTCAAGCGCCAGCGGCCCCACGACAGCCGCAGAACGCCCCGCCTGATAGCCGCGCCATGGAGTGGATACGGAAGAACCCGTGGTTCCAGCGGTCAGGTGATGAAGACATGACTGGGTACGCCGTTGGCGTACACCAGCAACTGGTAGCGAGTGGCTTGGACCCTCGCGTCCATGAAGATTATTACGCCAAGATCGACGCATCTATGCGTAACGTGTTTCCAGACAAGTTTACTTCTGACGGGGATTTAGGAGGTGACGGGGGTTCCCCCGCTGCGACCCGAAAGAAGAAGCCGCCGGTTGGTGGGCCGTCACGGGGCGGTAAATCCCCGCGCAAAGTGCAGCTAACCTCCACTCAAGTCTCTCTCGCAAAGAGACTTGGGTTGACGAACAAGCAATACGCCGCTCAAGTAGCAAAGGAACAGTTGAATGGCTAAAACGCGCACCGCTCCAGCAGAGCGAGATACTGAGACACGCGAAACAGAAGCGCGGGTGACCCACTATACGCCACCCGCAAACCTGCCGAACCCCACCCCGCAAGACGGATATGCTTTCCGTTGGATACGAACCGATATGTTGGGTAAGACCGACAACCGGAATGTCTCCATGCGGTATCGTGAAGGTTGGGAGCCTTGTCTAGCAGAGGATCATCCTGAGTTGATGATCATGTCCGATGAAGACACGAA